TGCGTAATATTCATCATCATATAGCTTCACTATGTTATTATGTTTTTCGTTGCTTGTCCCGCAAAACGGGCATGGCTTTAGGTCACTCATTTGTGTCTCCTTTTTTGAGTTTTTCATTTCTCTTCCTCCTGTGCTTTTGGTTCTACCTTATTATTAACTATAACCTTGACAAAGCAGATAGGTATTTTTACAAATACGCTAAATTGCCATACCTCTTCCCCAGGCGGGGGATTAAACCCATAGTTATCTATTCCATATTTGCCAGTAGGCTCATATTCTACTTCTAACACAATGTCACCATATTTACGTGCCACTTCCAAGTGTGGTGTAAGATAGGTGTATCTATATGACAACGTTTTTTTACCATTATGTACACGGTATCCCCACAAAAAACCTGATTTTTTTATTTTTCCCCACCTATCAACTGATGTTCCGTGATAAAATATCATTTCTCTTCCTCCTGTGCCCTCAACAAGCCTTCCACAAGCTTACGAGTGGGAGTGTCGAGCATCTCACCATAAAGAATGGCATGCATTACACCTGGACACCTTTCTGTTTTCTTACCAATAAACCAAAATATACCATCTTCCACATAAGATAAGTCTTTCACTGTCCCACTCATACAGCCAATATTGACGATAATCTCGGAAGGAGAGAGTTTGCGGGTAATGTTGTTGTGTGGTAATGACCATCTATGCCCCGTTTTACACTCCACAATAACATTATGCTCTTGGATTTCTAAAACCTTGCACTGTGTGGGGACTCCAACAAAGTCTTTGCAATCCACCCAATCGCCAACTTTGAAAGTGGGCTTTGGCTCTTCGTAGATTTGCCAGCCTGATTGCACGGTGGATTCGAGCCATGCGGAAACTCTGGCCATACATCCCGCTGTCCTGTTTTGTATAGCATGGTCGTTATACATGCGATACCAATCCCAGCGAGATGTTTTGTGACAAACCATTTTCCCCTGCATCATTTGATACAATGCCCACTCAGCAGAGCCATCAGCCACAGGGTAGCCGATGATTTCATAGCGGTTTATATCCCATTCAATGTCATTTACCACGCCATTTTTGCCAATGTGTGTAGCGATTATGGGTAACAAACAGCATCCAAGCTTAACGCCATATTTGTATTCTGAATATGCTTTGTTATACCGCCCCATCGGTGAATCGTCTTGAATAAGACGGATTAAGCACGGCATTTCTGCATCTGGTGTTAACGGCACTATCTCATTCTCTTCCAGCATACGGAAAAGATTGTCATTATGTTTTTCAAATTTTTCACTCATCTTTACTTCCTTAGAACAATTCTGTTCCAAACTTTTCCATGTGTTTCTTGTTTATTAAATGTGGATATCTTGAGCTACCATTGTATTTTCTCAACCCATCGTAAATACAGCCATTAGACAAATTAATATATGTCTCAAGTATATGAATACCAGACTTGATGTTATACTCAGGCTCAAATATCCTATTAAAGTCAATTGTATCACTCCACCAATATTTATTGATTTGCATTAGACCATAGTCACCACTTTTAGATACTGCATTGACCTGCCAATTACTCTCAACTTCAATTATGCAAACAACAATGCTTGCAATCTCTTCTGGTGAAGTCCTATGTGCAAACTGTTCAAGTGTCTCAGGATAAACATGTAACTCGTGCTGAACACTGGGTTCTCTTGCTGGCACAAACAAGAACAACAACACGAGAGCCAGTATCACAGCACAAATCACGATGCTTACTTTTTTATTTTCATTCCACGCCATAATTCACTACAATTCTCATTAAACTCATTTCCTTGCGTAGATTTGCCGATCACTTATGTGCTGTATTCTGCAAAATCCGGTGATCGAATATCCGCGATCCAGTATCGCCTTCTTTATTTTAATTCCTTGCTCTTTTGTTATTCTCATTTATCTGTCTCTCCGTTCTCTCCGTAATTTTATCTCGTTTTTGCTGTTTGGCTCAACAATGTTTAGACTGCGTTTTGCATAGTCGTATATCGATATCGTGCCTTTTCCCATCTTTATTGGGTCTAATAGCATTCGTGTTTTGTCTGCCGGAACGACACTGCGTGCAACATAATAGACATTTTGAACATTGCCATGTTTACCCGTCACTATTTTTATTTTGGATCCATACCTTCTAAGCTGTGGTTGCCGATTAGCCCATATTGTTGCTTCAGTTTTCGTGTAAAATTTGCTGCTTATCAATATCATTTCCATTGTTTTGCCTCGCAATTTTTGCAAACGTAATAATTGCCGTGATCAGCCACCTGCTTCCATGTATATAGCCTGCCACACTTGCTACAACGGACCACGCTATGCGCTTTGATTTTTTCGTATTCCTTGCCTAAGTTTTTTAGTGATCTGCGCAAGGCAATTTCGGTCTCTGCGCTTTTCAAGCTCGCTCTTATCTTGCGCTGCTCCATTAGCTTTGCTCGGCGGGCAAAATAACCCGCCAGAGCAATTGCAATAATGGTTATGCATATCATTATGATCATTTTGAATCTCCTTCTATACTTGTTTTGTTTTCATTTAACCACGCTTCTACATCGTCCAATGCGCTATGGCGTGTCGCTCCTTGGATTTTCGGCAACCACTCTTCCAATTCTTCTCCGGTAGCAAGTTTCGTCATTCTTTCAATTAGCTCGACTTGCCGCTCTTTTATTGTTGGTTTTGCGTTCGCACCGCGCAATATCGCGGCGAGATGGTTATGGTATTCATATAGATCATGGAAGTTCGTGCATTCGGCAATCATGCTACATCCTAAATGTTTTTTGATAGACGAATGCCTGCGAACTTCATTATCAAAGCCGTCAATTTTGTTATCCACAAGGTTTCGCATGACGCCTTGTGTCGCCGCCATAAGTTCGGCAAACTCATCATTTGTGTCACTTCCCGGGAGAGCTTCTGCTTCGCTTTCGATGATTTTATATTCTGCCATAGTTTTTTCTGTGTGCTGATCAATGTCTTGCGCCTCTTCTGATGAGAGCATCCCGAATACAATGTCCGGGAACAAATCGTTTACTGCATAGCTAATGGCTCGTGCCTTCAGCATGCGTTGCGGATACATGCGCCAATTATCTTTTTTGGGGAATAGTCCGGCTCGCTTAGCGTCTTCGATGGTGAATGTGCTGGTAATTGATTCTTCTGTGCCGTTTTCCTTTCGGCGCTTCATTTTTACTATGCAGCGCTCTGTGTTGGCATCAATCTCGCATCCGGCATATTCGGGATGTCTTTTTGCAAGCGCTAATTTTAGGTCTACCTTCATTGTTGGCATGCCATTTACGTTATATATGTTCATAAGAGCCGTAGCGGCGTTTAGTCCAAGAGATTCTCCTACCAAAATCACAAACAGCACATCGGCAGGATTGCGGTGAGCATGGAGCCGGCTTTGCGCCAGCTCCTTCGAAGTCGATTGCAAGGCTACAAGGTCGTTCATCATAACCTCCTAAAATGGCATGGCATCGCCTGATTCGGATGCCGTGCCGGATAGCGATGCAGAATATGTTTCGCCTACATTTACGCGGCCACTATCATCACTTATTACGTTTATTTTAACCGTTTTTCCAATCAACATATCCGGCTCAAAGTTCGCGCGCTGGCTTTCCGTGAGACCGGCTGATTGCGCCAACCGAAACAGCTTAAAATATACTGCTTCAACATAAGAGCATGTTATTGCTTGATTTTTTTCTGTTTCGAATCGTACGAATACGCACTCCTTACCGGAACGCGTATAATCGTTTTTTGCTTCTGTGATGGTGACCACATACATCCCAGGCTGGTCGATGTACGTTGACTGATACTTGTTGAGATTCATTTTAATTCTCCTTTTTATTTAGTATTGATTTTACTATTTGCGACATGTCAATCGGCGTAGAAAGCGCATCTTTTACCCGATCTATCATTTCGTCATATTCGTCGGCTTTTGCTGCACATTCGGAACATAAATCGTCTTCGTCAAGTTCGCCTTCGCAAACCTCTTTTTCACAATCGGCGCAGAAATACACCTCATATATTTCATCCGATCCGCACACCGGACAGACATCTATGTATTCGTCTTTCTCCCAGTTTTCCGAGCCATTGCCGCATCTACCAGCACGATACAATATCGTGTCCGGCTCACTAAACGTTGATTCGCAGTCATGGCATTTCCATGTTGTCATTTTTTCCTCCCTATCCCATCACCAAGCCCAGTTGGTAATGTCTACAACTTTTTCCTGAGGACTACTTCTCGTAGTCTCAGGAGTTGCATTAAATGCCAATACTTTTGGATACAAGTTTCTTATACCCATTTCCTTCAGGGCTGATATAACCATGAAAGAAACTAAAATTATGTCCGCTTCCATAGAAAGCTTTGATAAAATATCCAAAGCTTCTTTTGGTAAACTCTGTCTACTTTCAGTTGCCTTGTTAGGCAAGGCAGCCGATACTTCTCTAAATTCTCTTTTGACGGCAAGGGCGTCCAAGAAATCCATAGGAAAATCCTTTGGAAGTCCCGGAAACTCTGTGCCGTCAGAGAACTTAAACCCGTGATTAGACGTCAGAATAATCTTTCTGCCGTCTTTAAGAACATGATGGGGAAATATTGGAATAGTTGTGTGTTTCATTGTTTTTCTCCTTTCCGGCATATTCCAGCCGGGATTGTTTTTATGCTGCCCTCCTGAGCTTTTAGCGGCTCTATTGCGGATAGCCGGATTGGCATGGCGGCGATCGCAGCTTTCATCTCATCGTATCGTCTCA